ATTCGGATTTAACTTCATAAATGGCATATAAGTTGCATTACCAATAACTACGATTTGAGTAAATGTCTTATAGCTCATCTTAAGAATGTTATTCTCAAGAAACTCTTGATAATCTCTGGAAGCTGCATCTTGATTTAACAACTTACTATTTTCGAAAATCTCAAATATATTTGGCTTAATTCCTCTCTTAACCAAATATTCTTTGGATCCGGACGCAAAAGTCACTTCACACATAAGATCAGAGTTATTAACAGAGTTAATTAGTTGAGGCTTATTAATCTTTCTAAATGGTTTACCGTATAGAACAAATGTAATTGCGTCTAAAATTGTTGACTTACCTTCACCATTTTTGCCAATTAGAAGATTTGTCTTACAATCTGTAAGATTTACTGTAATGAAATTATTCCCTGTTGATAAGATATTTTTGTATCTTAAAGTTTTGAATATAATCATAATTTAATTGCCTCTAAGTAAAGATCGGATAATAGTATTTCTAATTCCTTGGTCTTTACATTATCTGTTAACAAATCTGAATAATCTGAGATTGAAGATTTAAGTAGAGAAAGGGTATCTTCAGAAAGAGTTGCTACTTCATCCGAAGATTCTAATTCTAGAAATTGCTCAGCGTAAACAACAGAATATGGATTAGCATCTGTTAATCTTTCGCAAAATCTATCAAAGTAAATTGGATTTGTTTTGGTTTTGATTATCACTTTCACAAAGGTATTTTGTAATTTTGAATATTTATTATCACTTAACAATATATCTGAAAGTGTTGTAGCATTCGCATCATCATAGTAAATTCTATTGAATAATTTGTATGGATTTTCGATAAATTCTAATGAAGCAGTTTCTGTGTCAAGAATATGAAATCCCTTAATATCATCAACATCATTGAACATAAGATCCCAGGGACATCCAAGATAATAGATATTAGAAGAATTATTTTTAGAGTGAAAGTGCCCAGATAAAACAAGTTCATAATTATGGAATATATCAGAATTTAATCCATGATCGCAAATATGTCCTTTATGCATCATAAATCCAATAATATTAAGATGTCCTAATAGGATATTAGCAGAAGATTTAGAGATTGCATTTAAACTTTCTTGCGTATTCTCATCTGTTAACCAAGGAACATAAATTAAATTATCTTCTTCATAGGTTTCTTCAAAAATTCTTATATTAGGATAATCACTTAATAATAATTCTGGCGAATTCACATTATTCGTATTCTTATAATAAGTATCATGGTTTCCGACAATAATATCCATTGTCGCTCTATCACTAATTCTATCGAAAAATGAATTTCTTGCCCAAGTAAGAGTAGCGAAATTTACATTCTTTCTACGATCAAACACATCTCCTAAATGGATAATCTTATCAATATTTCTACGATCTAATTCCGGAAAGAAGATGTTATCTAAGAATTTGTTAAAATAATCATAAAAAATTGCAGAATCTGACTTAATACCAAAATGAGTATCAGCGATAAGAGCGATCTTACTCATAACATAAATTCCTCTAATTTTGTTGGAATGTATTTGTATTCAATTTTCTTTTTATTTTTACGTCGGGCTTTCTTTTCTTCGTACTTTTCAATAATGTGTTTTGTATTATCGTTTAATACAGCTTTATTCAAATTAAGAAATTTCTTACCTTCAAATTTATGGTTATTATATAACTCTGATTCAAGAAGGGACTTAAATTTTATGTAAGTTTCATTAGATTCAGAATCAATCCTTCTTAAGAAGGCATACCAAATAATTTGAGAAAAATATCCGAATGGATTCTCTGATTTTTTATCATCGAAATTTTCTAAATAGAGAAGACAATTTTCAATTGCGTCACCTTTCATATCTTCAATAAATGTATATCCAGAAAAATTCGGTCTCTTAGCTATGTTTTCTGTAATTTTAATGATACATTCGCCGACATATTCAGGAACTCTTGGTTTTGGCGAACCAGATAAACTAGCTTCTAGAATTTCTTTTTTATATTGAATTAAAGACTCAAGAAATTTCGTTTTGTTAACGTACTCTTTTGACAAATTCACACCTCTTATACTATATCATACTATTATACTACATTTAATTAAATGTAGCAACTATATATTAGGTTTTCCTAACAAAATTTTCATGTGTTCTTCACCGCCTAGAGATCTAATATACCAACCAGGATGTTCCGGATACTTTCCTTCAGGATGCGGACCAATCCATTTAACTTTCTTACCTAGAACCTTTTCCACATCTGCTTGGGAAGTAACTACTGGAACATCGTGTCTAGTTATCATAACATGTGCCGCTTTACCAGACATCTCTGCATAATTTCCCGGTGTATTCAATTTCTCCATTGTTCTGAGAACTAATCTAGTTTTAGCTTCAACAGACCCATCGGTTGCAGAAAGAACTCCTTTCGATCCATACGGTGTTTCTTTGGTCGCTTTTATTGCATCTGGTTCTGGATCATCATCAACGTCGATACCGTACCAGATAATAACATCATTTCCATCTTTTCCTGCAGGCAAATCTTCTGGACTTTTGTAATTAACATGACCACCGATATATTGATAAGTCTTATCTATTAGATCGAATAATTCTTTATTAATCTCTTGTTCTTTTCCGAACATCGTTATTGGGATATTAACCCATTCACCTTTATTTGGTTTAATATCAGAAAATTTAGATTCATTGAATTGTTTAAATGATAACATGTTATTTTCCTTTAAATTTCTTTAACTGCTTCTTTCTTCTTTCCAAATGTTTCTCTTTACTTGTGCCTGTTATTTGTTTTGTAACTTTCTCAACAGCACCTTTTGTATTAAAATTTTTTACAGTTGGTGCAACACGCCATTTCCAATAAGCAATTGCTGTTGCGGCGGCAACAGCAGGATATTTAGAAACCATACTTGGATTATTGACTAAATCTAAATTAAGAATTTTACCAATCTTATCGTAATTATATTTACCAGTTAATTGTAAAAATCCACGACCACGATACTTAGATCCATCCCCTGATTCGGTATTTCCTAATATGCGTCCCTTTGAAGTATCTGAACCATATTTCTTTTCAAATTTTTCTAAAGAACCAATCTCTTCTAATTCTCTGAAATCTAGAGTTTCGTGACTTGCTTGTGCTAAGAAATGAATTAATTCTTGTCCTTTTATACCAGAAGCAATTGCCATTTTCTTCAATAAGTTCTTTCTATCTTCTGTTGTATTAGCTTTAACATTCAATAAAGCAGTTTTTGGATTTAGATTTTTAGTTTTTTTATTTGAAGAGGTAATTTTAGTAGTATCTGTGGTTAGATTTTTAGCATCAATAGTTTTATCGGAACTTAGTAGTCCAGCAGCAAGAACAATATTTCTTAACCAATCTGTTACTGATTCTTCTAATATGTTTGGATCTAGTTCTGAAAATCTAATTTCTTCTTCGAATTCTTTAAATGATAACATTTCACTTACCAAATCCTATGGTAGTTATTATCTGAACTAACGTGGTAATTAATGAAATAGCTCCGACCAAAATCCATTTATATTTTTCTAACTTTTCTACTCTATCTTTAAGTTTATCTAGATCTTGCCATATATATTTCGAGTTTCTTTCCGATTCAATAATTTTTTGTTCGTGAAGTGTAGTGATTCTTTGGATATTAGTGATAAGATCCTGTATTTTATCGTTTGTTGTATCTAATTTATCCACGATTTTTTGGAAGTTCTCTATGTCTTTTTTTACAAGTTCGACTTGCATCTTTATTTCTTGGACATCTTTTTCCATTTGTATTAATCCTTCTTCTATTTTAGAGGCCATAATAACTCCTATTTCTCAGTTATTTTTTTTCTTCTAAACATTTTGAAGGTCATCGGCATAGGTACTACAGGAATATTTGCTGTTGAATTAGCTGGAATGTCTTCTTTTAATTTTAAATTCAAATTGTATTCACGAATCCTATTAAGTAGTTCTTGTAAAGAATTACCTTCGTATTTGGTATACCAATTTTTACCAAATGGAGGATTGTCTTTTTTAATATTCAATCCATATTCAAAATTTTTGATATAGACATTTGAACTACCAAAAATTTTTCTAATTTTTTCTTCATTTGCTATAAGATAATTTTCAATATTTCTATAACCTTTAACAATTGTACTCTCACTACATGTGATAGGAAGTTCGAACTGTAGAATATTTTTATTATCAATTAAAAATCTAATCATTCCGATATCGTACGCATCATTGTAAGAATCACCAATCGAACCATACAGTAATGTCACATGATTAAATATTTCGTTTTCATTATTTCTCATTTTGCTAGTTGGCAACAATAGAGATCCATTAGGTTTAATCCAACCCCAGAATTTATATTCAGATTCCATCTCAAAAGATTCTTTCAATTTCTCAACTTCTTCGTGCGAAAGAGTTATATCAAAATCCGGGACCATTAAAAGAGGAAGTAAATTATCATTCGCTTCAGAATTATATGATAAAGAAATATGTGGTTTATAAGATTCATACTTATAATCAGCACCAGCTTCAATTGCTGATTTGTGTATGTTCTGTAATTCGTCAGATTTAACTGTTAAGACTAGTGCTCTACCAAATACAGCAATATCAAAATCTTCTTTTTTAAGAATTATTGGTTTATCCGAAGGTTCAATTTCAATATCAGCTTCAGAATAAGTTGTAGTTACATGTAACTCTTCAATTGGAACTGGTTCGATTATTTCTGAATCACGAATCCAATCTGATAAATTCTGAGCTGATTCTTTTGATAACTTATAACTTGCATATGTTCCTTCGAATAAATAACTTTCAACGATTTCATTATTTTTGAAAATTTTATATCTCTTATCCATAGAATCTTTATTTAATATTAAATTATCAAATTGTCCTGTTCCATCTGGCATAAATCCGCTAGGATCTAATATATTTCCTCTATATTCTACCCAAGAATGTGGTATATATTTCAACTCATTTTCTAAATTATTATCTTTTACGTATCTCTTTCTTTCAGATTCTTTCCTTGTATCATAACCAGAAGACATCATATCATCAAGTTCTTTTTTTGTGAACGAATCTTTCGAATAATCAATCACATCAACTTCAATCCATCCACCAAATTTTTTATCATCTTTTATGTATCCAGTTTTTACTATTTCTGCAGTTCCTATTTTCTTTTCTTTCTCTAACCATCTCAGTAGATCTGATGATGCAATTCCGCAATTATTTCTTGTACAATACATCTTTTTATTGTAAGAACTTATTGTATTTAAAAATTCTTGTACTAGCGGATGTAATTTCATTAAAGCTCCTTAAGAATTTGTAATAAATCCATATCTAACTGGATAGAAGAAAGAAAAATATTTTTACCATTTATTCCTATAATCTTATCTGGCATAAGAGAAAGATAAAACAAAATAGTAGCCAAAGAATTCCATGCATTTTCTTCCATTTCAACAAATAATATTTTTGCTGTTGCTTCGCCAGGAAAAACATTCTGAATACATATAATATGATTAACAAGTATTCTTACATTAATTTTCTTATTATTAATGTATTTATTCAAAATAGTTTTTAGATATTTTATTCTAAGATAATCTTCTTCGAATTCAAGGTGTGAATCGCAGCAAGGATTATCATAAACCCTTGCTGCGAATAACTTAATATTTTCTTTTGTTAGATTTGTATACACTAGCTAACTTTTACAGGATAGATTGCGTTAATTGTATATTGTGGATAATCACTTACAACTATGTCAGCAATTTCTTTCTCATTCTTTGCAGAAATAATAACTGAGAAGAATCTTCTTGTTGCTGGCTTGAATAGAATAACATTGAAAGTTTGACCATCAATATATTCTTCAGTTAATTCCATTTCATCGCAAGTACAATATTCTGTATCACAAACATCACAATATTCTTCAATTTCTTCTTCGCCTTCCATTTCTTCCGGTTCTTCTTCGTCGTCAACATCAACTTCAAATTCGATATCTGAAAGCGACATAGCTTCATCGCCTTCAAAAGAAACCATAATTTCTGGCTTTATAATTACACCATCGCTGCTCTTTTCTGTAACTATTTTAATAGATAGATCGCCTTCAACCTTATCTTCTACTGATTCGCCACCGAACACAGAGATCATTGCTTGACCTTCTAAGTCTTCTAAAGGAAGTTCAATTGTACCAGATTCATTATCCATTGCATCGGCAGAATTAAACGAAACTCCTAATTGTGCAAGGATTTCAGAAACTTCAGATAGAGCTTCTTCTAATGTAGGATAAGTGCTTTCTGAAACAGCAGCTAATTGCTCAACAACATTTGTAATTGCATCTATTTCAGATAAACTAATTGATTCATTATAAATCGATTTTTCTTCTTTAAATTCCTTGAATGTTTTCATTTCTTCCCCTACAGATTTGATAAATTTTTGATATTCTACTTCTGATTCTTCTGGAACAAAAGAATGGTATCCTTCTAACCAGGCTTCCTTTGTGAAATAATGTTTAGAGTATGCTTCAGGAACTTCTAAACCTTTACCACTTGCGGCGGCTTCTCTTCCTGCATTAACAGCTTCTTCAATCTCTTTCTTCATAGGAAGAGTTACGTTTAGATTCGCTTTCATTTCCTTCATTACATTTAATCTAATTCTATTATAAAGAGTAGTATCTTTCTTGATATAAGATATTAATTTATCTAAAAGATCGAATAGAAGATTTCTTAGATAAGGAATAGTTCCGGCACTCTTCTTATTAGAAAGAGCTCTCTTTGCTCTATTGTATATCTTAGCATCAACTAGACCCAACTTAAGAAGCATATCTAATTTTACGTCTACAGATTCTTCAGAAGTTTTCTTCTTCTTTTTCTTTGCTTCTACTAGGATTGATTCACTCAAAGCAGTTGCTGCTGTATCTCTTGAGATAAGACTAGCTAGATTCTTATTAGATAAGATAATATCTAACATATCTAAACAGAAGTCAATAATTGCTCTCTGATCTAATTCTGTCTTAATTGCTTCTTCGTCTTCACCTGATTCAAGATAAGCCTTAATAGCATTATAGACTCTATTTTGATCTGCAGTTTTATTTGCGAACTTATTAATTAATCTTGGACGAATAATTGTTCTTAATACAGCAATCTTTTTCTTTGCTTCTGGACTAACTTCTTTTGGTTCTTTTTCTGGTTCTTCTTCAGGAACAGTTGTCAACTTACCTAGAGCAGAAAGAATAATTTCTTTGAGTGAGTCGTAATCATATACTCTTTCGTTGTCGATACCTTCAATTTTCTTACCATTTAATTGTAGAGAAACAACACCAGACTTAGGATCTTCCCAATCAACGGTTAGAGTATCGGTTCCAACTTTAATTTCATAACCAACAAGATTTTCAACATTATCTGGCATATTAAAAATGGCGTCGTCTAAATCAGATTGCGAAAATTCTTCATTGATGTAATCACCAATATCATCTAACATAACTGATATTGCTCTTTTGATATCAAACTCTAATCCAGCTGTACCGAAAAATTTAGTTAATTTTCCGTTTATAATTAATCCATCTTTCTTAGGAGAAAGAGAAACCGTAGCACCGTCGATTTTGATTTCTTCTCCGCCCAATAGAGAATCGATATGGTCTTTATGATCTTCTTGTTCAGTAATATACGAAAGAATTAAATTATCGCATAGTACATTTAAAGATTCGAGAATCTGTTCACTATCTTCGCTTTTTATGGATAATTCCTTGGCTTCTTGAATCAAGAGCTCAGAGTGTTCCATCTTTACTTTTCTTGAAAAATCTGAAAATTTTTGCATTTTTGTACCTATGCCTATTTATTTAAATGCTTAAAGAATTGCACTTGTCTTTCTCTTTGACCTGCTTGTTCTTTAGAATCGTATGGACCGCCTAAATTCTTGCCAGTCTTTTTAGATAACAAATAATATTTCTTATCTTTCTTTACGATCTTCTCTTCGATCTTCTCTTCGCTATAATGAAAATAATCATAAATTGCTTCCATATTGTGTGCTGAAACAGAAATCTTATCCTGCATCCAAGCATCTAGTTCAGATTGATTCTGTATGTAATTAAGAGCATCTGTTGCAAGATCAATTATCTTCTTTAATTGACCAGAAGCCATTTCTATTTCGTAATCCATTTTTTGTTCCTTGATACTTTCTTCTAATCCATACACTTTCTTGATATCAGTCAAAAATGACCCCCATTTCTCTCCAGAAATTGTATGCATTTTCCCTTGCGGTTTCTCGAATTCGAAAAGGTAACCTTCTAACTTTCTATGTTTATTAATTAAACGCTCTATGGATTTGTAGATTGTAATTTTATCTAACAAATTCTTTGTGTTAAACATTAGATTATCATAATCCACTAACCAACGAACCCAACCTTTTTTAGTAACTGAAAATTCAGTTTCTAATGGGCCAAGATCGAATTTATTCTTTTCTGCTAATCTTCTTAGAATTGAAGTGTGTGTTTTATCGCTTTCGATTGGTCCAATAATTTCTCCTGTTGGAGCAATCCAACCCCAATCTAGATATTCGTACATATGAGCTTCATTTAGATATCTTCTCGCTTTCTTCGCAAGATCAGCATCCGCTGTTTTCCAAGTTTTTCCTTTTGTTACGAAAGAGTTAACTCTTGCAAATGCCCAGGCTGACTGGGAAGCACCTGGTCTGTGTCCTGTAACCCAAGCAGCCATACCACGATTATAGACTTGCTTTAATATACCATAAGGAATGCCTGTCGATTTTGATTTTTTCTTCAAGGCAGTAATAGATCTAGATTCACCAAACATTTGTTGATATTTCTTATTATATTGCGATGGTCTTGTCTCAGACTTAGCATCTCCAGGAACTTTTTCTGCTTTAGAGTATTCGGCTTTTGTGTATGGATACTTACCCAATTTGACCCAAAATCTCTTTCTCTTTCCAGCCGTTGATTTAGATAATCCTGCACGATATTTCTTAGGCATATAGACTTCTTTAAGAACTTCGTCAAATAAGTCTTTCACATCTTCTAGATTTGCATTAGGATAAAGATCTTTTAAGATAATCTTTTTTGTTTTTTCATCTGCATCTTTATACATCTTTCTTATTGCTGAAGCAGAAGTTACAATCTTTCCAGCAACTTTAAATTCCAAAATTGGAGTGATGTATATGTATGCGTGTTTTGCGAACGGAACCATTTCAACATCTGGTGTCCACTTCTGAAAATAACCAGGAGATCCATCTTTCTTTGTATATGTGAATCTATCTGCGTCTTTTTCTGACACGCCAAATACTAAGAAATCTTTTTCTTTGTCGAATTTCTTCGTAACTTCAATAGCAACATAAGGCGATTTAACTTCAACAAATGAATTTTCTGGTATACCAGCAGCAATTGCTAATGTTTTTTTCTTCTCAAATGGAAATGGTCTTTCTGCTGTATATCCAGTTGAAACCATAAATGCTTCTGAACTGGGGAATGCATCTTTAAGAGCATTAAAAGAAGCAACATGTCCAGCGTGTGGAGGGTGAAAACCGCCAGGGAATATTACTATTGTTTTAGCCATTTGTATCTTAGAACCTTCCTTTTGCTGATCTAAAATTTGGATTGATTAATTTGTACCCGGATTTGGTAACATATCCTTCACCACCTGGAAGAGAATCAACTTCAAATTTAACACCACCCAAAATACCTTCATTTGTAGACTTATCTAGTTGTTCTATAAGAGATATCTTGACATCATATATTTGTCTATAAATTTTCCAGAAAACTTCCCAACTTTGCGGTTTTTCAGAAATTACTGTTGTTATTTCTTTCTTTCTACTTTCAGTTAATTTGGATGACGATAGCCAATCATTAAACGAAAGATCACCATCAGATTTACCAAAAGCTATTGAATATGTGTAAAGATTTTCTTTAAATGATTCGTTTGACATTTTTGGAGAAGAATAATTTGCAATCTCATCGATCTGATTCTTTTTAGAATTTATGGTATTCTTAATAAGAGTCATTTGCTTTATTAAATTTCTAGATTCATTATTCTTCTTAATATAAGTTGTTCCAACAACAATTAAATCCGGATTGTTATTCATTTTTCCAATATATGAGTCGTCATACGAATCAAGATTTTCATCGCCAATGTTTGTTACAGTACCATGTGTTGTAACCATACTCTTTGCTCTTTTAATTTTCCCGCCAAATGCATTTGGCGTAAGAACATACTTAACTTTATTAGGAGTAAAGAAATAATTTCCAGCTTTATCTTGCGGTGGAGTAGAAGAAAACATAATATCGCCTTTGAAGAATATTCCTCTAAATTCTTTTGTGTTAGGAACAGCTCGTTCAAAAATATCCCACAACTTCATATACATATCAGATAATTCTTTTCTCTTGTTATAAAATTCTTGATCCGTATCTGTTGCAGATTTTTTACCAGTTGATATTATATCTTTTTCTAAATCAGATTTAGAAGATACAATTTTCTTTCTCCATTGAGCCTGAGGTAATAATAAAAAGTTACCCAAATTATCTCTACCCCAATAAATTGCAGTAGAACCATCCCATTTAATTGACACTTCATCTGTATTGTCCGCAATACTAATCATCTCGTTTAATACATCTATCGCACCTGAAGTTCCCTCAACGATTAACATATCTTCTACGTGTTGATATTGCCTACCAACTGCTTCATTTATAGATTCTGTTAAACTAACATTATAAACTTTAACGAAAGTTTCTTGTGCTTGTTGTGTTAATTTTCCAAAATCTTCAGGAATATTTTTATTGATGTAATCAACTATTGTTTCTACATATCTTAGATCTTTACCAGAAGCAGAATTATCTAATAACAATTCTGCAATAAAATCTGGATCTTTACCATGTCCGATTACTGAATTTGTATTTGGATTATCATATATTAGAGTTGCATTAGTTAAAGGATCAACTAAACCAAATTTATAACTATATTTAAGTCCTCTTGCTCTGGCCATAGAAGCTAATAGAATATTTCTATGAACTCCCTTAAACTTAGAATCTTTCTTACCACCAGCCATCGAAAATGCTTGCCAGATTAAATTATCTGAAAACATAAAATCAACTTGAACGAATCCATTTTCGGCCGAACCATTTATTGGAAATCTAAAATGAACATTATCTCCAGATGACATAATATATCCATCAGTTTTCTTTTTGGTGTTGATGATATCTGCTTGTTCTATACCGTTTTTTAAGCACCAAGATTTTAATCTTTGAATTAATTCTTCTTTAGTTATTTCGTTTTCGTCAACGAATAAATCTAAATCCCCAGAATCATATTTTCTTCCAGTAGTACCCAACCATTTCTTAGGAAAATCATCATCACCTTTATCTACTGTGAAATCTAACCCTGTTATTTTTTCTATAAGAGAAATAGTTGATGGAATATCTTTTTGTAAAATTCTTTTTGTTAAGGAACCTTCTTGGTTTTTGAAGACATTTCCGCCTTCGAATAAAAGGGATTCAAATATAGATAAGAAAGATTTAAACGACAACATCAATTTGATTCCTCTAGAGTAATCTTTATAATATATTCTTTTTTATCTCTTTTAGATTTTGCGATTCCTTCTACAACTAATTTCTTAATAATATCCATATAGTATTTGTATAGATTTAAGTCGTTTGGTTTTGTGGCTAGATTAATTGTCATCTTAGAAAATACTCCTAAGTTATTTATAAAAAACAAAAAAAGGGACTCTTTTTGAGTCCCTTCAAATACTAATTACAAAGATGTATTTAGTTGTTATGTAAATCTATCCCAAAACCATTATGTAACCAAAAGTTTTCTATCCAGTTTAATATTTCTTCAATAGAAGAAAAATCATTATCAGAAAATTCTACTGTAATTTCTTTCCCATTGGCGTTAAATCTAATAGAGAAACTAATTGCAATCCTATTATATCCTTCAGGAAAAACGTAGTAATGTGCATCGACGAAGTATTTAATTTTTTCGGTATTGTTATCAACAACTTTTAATTGAAAGAATCTATCCGCCAATTTATAGAGATTTTTAGAATTCAGGGGGATTGGCCACTCCCTAAATCCGGATCTCAGAAGTTCCAAATCCTTAGTCATCTTTAATCAACCTCATCAAATGCGTTGATCCCACAATTAAATGTGAACGCAAGCGCAGAATGAAGTTGCGATGAGAATACACTAAACTTAATATTCTCATCTTTCGAATCGATCAAATCATCGAAATTAAGAAATTTTGATGCAGCTTCATTAATACATTTAATGCGATATTCTTTTAAAGACATGTAAAATAATCCTTATCTATCTCCCACTCTTCAATATCATATTCGTGGTATCTCATCTTAGACCCATCTATTTTGTCACGAAAAATCGATGCCTTTTCATGTGAAGAAAATATACCTAAATTATTAGAAGAACTGCCAAAAGAACCGTCACCATAATTTACATAACCGAATAAAACGAAAATTTTTCCCATATTATAAAGTTCCTAAGTCATATCTAAACCATACCATCAAACCGCAACATACTTATTATAACTGATTCTTTCTAAGAAGTCAAGGTTTAATTCTTTCTATAGAGAACTTTTAATTCGAAAGGAAAATAAAAAATTAAACTGTCTCTTACATACTCTGAATTCGTGTTAACATAGACTTCATGTTCAATCCAATCTTCAGGTTTATTTCCTATGTATTTGATATACTTGATCTTTCGAATACGACCAACTAGCTTTTGTTTACTCTTAACGATTGGATTTGGATGTTTTATTTCAACGATATCACCAATTCTTAGATTCATATTACTTTACTCCAATTCTTAGTCGGTATACACCTATTACAACTTCCTCTGACTTTTGAAATGTCAAGCGTTTAAATATTTTCGAAAATGACTTCCAGAAACGAATTGGCAACTTTAAGACCATATTTATGTTGGCTCATAATCTCCATGAATGATACATCCCCACAAATAAATTCTTCAAAATCATCTTCGCTTAAAGTAGAGAGAGCATAATTTGCACTCAAAAGATCTTCTTCGGTGAAGGAAACAATCGTGAAATTGTTTGAATATGCATCGTACAATTTATAGGAATTCTTTACAGTATAGGACTTCGTCGAACGAAGATCGTTATCAAGACGAAGAAAATTGATCGCTTTCAGAAGCCAGGGGAAATTTTCAGAAGTGATTTTCATTTTAAATAATTCCTTTATTAATAGGCGATTAATTCAAGTTCAGAAACAAACGTCCATCGATGACCATTATAAGGATCAAAATAGATTTGAGCCACATCCAATCCTGAGTCGTCGAAATTCTTCTCAATCATCACGACAGTCGCATTATTATCAGAGACTGGCTGCCAGTTTTTCCAACGAACAACCGAACCAACTTTTATTTCATTAACCATATATTCAGTATAGCGTACCAGCGACCAGAACGCAATATTTTATCGAAAGAATATTCCCTTTGTTTTGAATGACTTACTGCAAGTCGTTGATTCTAAAGAGAATAAAGTCTCGAAAAGAATATTCCTTTTGTTTTCAATGACTTAGCGCAAGTAACTGAAAATAAAGGGAATATAGTCGCAAAAAAACTTTGCTTCTGGCTTTGGATACGCTATAATGGTTCTATGGTTAACGAAGCGCAGATGAAAGTGATTCTTGATAAAATTGCGGTTTCCAGAACTCGCAATGTGGACAACACTGAATGGGTTGAACTTCTTGCCCAACGTGCAGGTTGTGTGACAGAGATACTTATTCTCCAACAGACCATTGCAAATTTGGACCTCAAGAATGAAGTTGAGCACAAAACCTATCAAATTCTTGATGCAAAAGTTCGGAAAATTAATGCGAAGATTATCTCGATTAATCGGAAACTGAGGATCTACTAATGCGCAAAACTTTTGATGTATCGCTTGTTCGGGAACGAGTCAATAAGATGTTGGATACTTCGACTTGTTCGCCAGAGACTAGATTCGGTATGATTGCTGTTCTTGAAATGATTCTTCATGAATCCGGGAACTACAAAGGATTCAATAATATCCTTGAAGGGCAAATCTGCAGCTACAAGGAACAGCCGGACGATTCCAGGCGGCTATATTACTAGGAGAAATTTTATGTCAGAAGCATGCGAGCGTTGGGTTTCTGTATGCGAAACCATAAAGAAATGGTTCGGGAAAGATGCGAAGTATATAATTCAAGAGATGGAATATTGTAATTTAAATGAGTCCTGGACTTTCGAATATGCGGCACCATTCGATCAAACAGGAAGGATGGTGAGATATCATGTTTCCAAATGGGATGGAAATATTACTTTCTTCGAGGACTAATATGTTTAATCAAAGACGTGAAAATCATCTTAGATCAACATCATACAATATGCCGGATAATAATCGAGAACGGCATCTAAAACATCCAGCATGTAGTGTGAATACAGTAAGGCAATATCGTCAAACTCTTAATATTAAGAGAAGTTATCCTCGTACTATTTTTGATAAAGTACTTTCTTGGTTTAATATTTAAATGAATTCGGATCTGCGTATTATAAGAAATTTCTCTCTTCTTAAGGAGATTGCAATATCTACTCCGAAAATTTCCGGAGCGAAGGTTGCTGCTGGTATTCTCCTTAAGAATAAGTTTATCTCGTTTGGAGTAAACTCTTATAAGACGCATCCTATCCAGGCTAAATATGCAGCAAATGCATTGGCAATTCATCTTCATGCCGAAATTGCAGCAATTAAGAATGCGATGTATCATATCGAAGTTCAAGATTTTCAGAAAGTTACTCTTCTTATTTGTCGTGTAAAGATCGATATTCCGACAGGTAAATATATCTACGGAATGGCGAAACCTTGTGCTGGTTGTCAACGTGCAATCTTGGAGTTTGGAATTAAAAGAGTTTGGTATTCGTTTGACGAAGAGCAGTTTATAAGGTATAATAGTAATTAATGATCTATCCTTCATATTGCTGCATTAATCTTACTCTTCAAGAGAAGTATGGTTACACAACAAACAGAACTATGCGTAAGGCAACTTTCGAAGAAAAGGGAGTTCCTTATGCATCTTCCCTGGCAAAACAAAATGTTTGTGATCTTCTAAAGATCTTAGAATGGAATGTTGTAAATAATATCAAAGGATTTCGCATTACATCGAATCTTTTTCCTTGGGCTTCTGAGTATTCTTTGGTAGATCTCCCTGACTGGGAGGAAATTTCTAGGACACTTAAGAGTTGCGGCGATCTCGCAAAAGAGAGAAATCTTAGATTATCGGCTCATCCTGGTGAGTTTGTAAAGTTGGCTTCTACAAAAGAAAATGTAGTTCTTTCTTCTATTAAAGACTTAGAGATTCATTCAGAGATTTTTGATGTAATGGGTTTAGAAGCATCTCATTGGAATCCTCTTAATATCCATGTTGGTATGAAGTATTCTGAAGTAACTTCTAAGAGATTCGTAGATTCTTTTTCAAGACTTTCGGAAAATCTACAGAAGCGATTGGTAGTCGAAAATGATGATAAAGAATCTTCGTACTCTGTTCTAAAGTTATATGAGGATATCTATCAAGAAATAAATACACCGATTACATTTGATTATTTTCATCATGATTTTCATGATGATGGTTGGTCAACTGGAGAAGCATTCCTCTTAGCATATTCTACCTGGGACACAACTCCTCTCTTTCATTACTCAGAGAGTAAAGCACTACACGAAGGAATTAATGTAAATCCAAGAGCACACTCAGATTTTATCAAAAAATATCCAGATAATTTTGGGTTCGACATTTATCTGGACATCGAAGCAAAAAAGAAAGAATTAGCATTAGATTGTATGATTATTGGAGAATAATATGAACGTAACAGTAAATAACGGATTATTTAATCTAGGAACACAAGAGAATATCTTTGCACGAATCAAGTTCTCAGAAGAGAACTTTGATGATATTCTTTCTCTTTTCTTAGATCTTTCTGATAAAGAAAAGAAGAAGATTCGTAAGATTAGGTTTGAGTAATGACTAAATGGATTTGTTCTTTTTATTGTGGTGAAGATAGATCTATCTTTATGCGTGATTATGTTGTCGAAGCATCGACGCCATTCGATGCCTCAAGAATTGTAGAATCTTTGTATAGTGGAAATAAATACTTCAGATGGAGTTCTATACCAAGAACGAAATAACTATGGAAAAATTTAATTACTGTATAACAACAAATTGGCCAGAAAATAATATGTTGAGTGTATATCGTGTTCATAATAGAGATGTCCATTATGGAAATATAAAAGATGCGGAATATCTATTAGATTATGTTAAATACCAAAGTCCTGGCAAATCATGGCGAATAGTTAAACTCTTGGTGTAAATAACGAAACAAACGGAGTTTATATGAGCACAAAGAAATCGAAAGGCGAGAATAGTTCAATCGAGATACCTTCATTATATTATTCCTTCGAAGGAAGTGGATATTGGTTATTGAACGAAGAAATAGATCCGTATTCAACTGGAGATGCTATTAAGTATATTGTCGAAAGAAATGTAAATCTTGCAGATCAAAAGACAGAAATTAGATTACTTATTAATTCTCCTGGCGGCGATTTAGCTTGTGCTAATGCCTTAATTGATATTATGAAAGGATCTAAAATTCCAATCTCAACATTTGGATTGGGAATTATTGCATCAGCAGGATTGGCGATATTTATCGCAGGAGAAAAAGGTCGTAGATTTATTACACCTAATACCTCGATTCTATCTCATCAATTTTCGTGGGGATCTTTCGGAAAAGAACATGAGTTATATGCAAGAAATAAAGAGTTCGAACTAACAACTCAGAGAATGTTGGCACACTATAAAAAGTGCACTGGAATGCCGGAAAAGAAAATTAAAGAAATTCTCTTACCTCCACATGATGTGTGGTTATCTGCAGAAGAAGCTGTACAGTATGGAATTGCAGATAAAATTGTTGAGTGGTATTAAAGAAAAAGGGAGGCCAAAAGCCTCCCAAACTTTATTTAAAATGTAAATTAATTAGTCAAAATTTTCTTTTGGAACAAATTTAGATGCGCCCAATTTAACTGTTTTGGATTTACTATTATACCAATGCGGCATTTCGCCATCTTCGCTACCAAAAAAATTCCAGACTTGATAATCTCCATATTGTTTAATATGCGCTTCTACAGCATCTTTAAATTCTTGATTTATTTTACCGTTATCTTTTATATCTTTAAAGATTGGCATAACATTATTCTTGAAGTCTTTTCTAGCATCATCATTACTAGGTGCTTCTTCTAATTCTTCTTCATCAATTCCATCGCCATTCATTTCTTTAATCACTTCCTCAACAACACTTCTGATGTAGTTTCTTAGTTCAGAATCGTTTGATTCTGTAATAACTTGTTTGTATGCTTCTGTAAATTTTGTGTAATCCATATACCTTCCTTTATTCTCCTAATTATTCTCCGTATACCAAAATACAACTATATATTATTAATCGAGCCTTCTATGAGTCCGGATCTTTAAGTTTAAGAACATATTAATTTCTCTTATCTTTTAGATATCTTTGAGCCCAAGTTTCTGGATTAGGATCTTTAAGAATTAATGTTGCATAACTCAATGCAGCCCCAGGGTCGTTTGCTATAGCATCTTCTCCCTTCGGAAATGGTCCTTTAAGAATAACCGCAGCATACTTATGTGAAGATGGTCCATCTTTTGATATAGCATCTTCTCCCTTCTCAAATCTACCTTTAAGTACCCACCAAGCATATAAAATTGACGACTCGGGATCTTTAGCAATAATATCTTCTGCTTCTTTAAACGGTCCTTTTATAACAGCTTCAGCATAATTAACTGCTGATTTTGCTGATTTTTGAGCAATTATCATATCTTCTAATTCAGGATTTCGTTTACCAGCTTTCATAGCAAGTTTTGTTAAGTAATATATATCTTTCTTCGAATTTATTTCTCTCTGTTTTTGTATATAACCTAAATTATCTCTTACACCTTTCACAAGATCATCAAATTTAAGTTTAGTTTGTTTTTCAAATTGAATTTGTTTTAATTTTTTATCTTTTCTATCGAAAAATTCTGTTTTATTAAGTTTGTCAAGATGTAATGCTGCAGCCCATTTATCTTTGGTCTCGTTTTTCTTAATACAATACACTAGAATTATTTCTGCTTCGTAGAAATATTGAGAGAAATGAGATTGATCTTGCTTTGTGACACACCAATCAGTACCTGAACCACGATAACAGCTAGTTCTATGATTTAATGGGACTATAATTAGCCATTCTGAATCATCACGTAGAATTACTTCATCTAATGTAGTTTTATACTCTTGCGCTTTTTCTTTTTGTTTCGTTAGAGAAAGAATCTGCGAACTAAATTCTTTCCAATCTTTCTGAGCATCGATATCTTTAAGATTACCTTTAAATGTGTTCTTATTATCTCTATGAAAAGCTAAGATTTTCTTGACTTCTTCTGGCTCTGCTCCTTGATCAAGAAATCTCTTTTCTGATGTTTTGTAATCTTCTTCTAAAAATTTTAAATATTGTTCATTTCGAACTTCTTCCACAATATCTCTAACTAATTTCCTGAGTTTTGAATCGTCATTCGATTGGACCAAAACTTGTTTGTATGCTTCTGTAAATTTTGTGTAATCCATTATTCTTCTCTACCTTCGGATGCTTCTAATATCCAAAGAATATCTATCTTTGATATTTCCGCACCATACTTCTCTTTAATCTTAGTTT